GTATTGAAAAATATAAAATTCTTTCCGGATATACATTATTTATCTATCTTTGTCGATAATATTAAATATAACATATATGCTAAGAGTAAAAGAGATTGCAAAGGAGAAAGGAATAACCATGCAGGTGTTAGCCAAACGGATGGGAATAACACAGCCTGGTTTATCTATGCTGCTGAACCGGAATCTTACATTACAAAAGTTATACGAAATAGCTAAGGCTTTAGATGTACCGGTTCCTGAGTTATTTAAAGAAGAAAGTAGTAGTATCCGTATTACCTGTCCGCATTGCGGGAAGTCTGTAACTTTAAAAGTAGGATAACGGGGATCAACCTCGTTATTCTATTTCGTTTGCCTCTTTTATAAATGTCTCTATCCGCTCCAACTTTTCCCGAATGGAAGCATTGAAGAATCTGCTCTTGTTCTTAATGTCTTTTACTCTATTTATTAAGTCGAGATCGACATTAACGTAGTCTTGGTTGATTTTTATGGCTAGCTCTAGGAAGTGCGCCACTGTGTTCTTTCAAAAATATTCTCTGAATGCGTTATTTGGATTTATTATAAATAATCGCTATTTTTGTTTTGTTGTTATGTAGCAACACACACTAATCTGAACGGCTGGCATGAAACAAAAAGTAATTCATGATAAAGTTGATATTTCTTTAGTCTTGCCTAATGAGGGACAGATAAACGATATACCGCAAAATCCGAGGCGCATTGACAAAGAGAAATTCAAGGAACTATGCAAATCCATAAAGGCTCTTCCCGAACTGACAGAAGCCCGTGAAATCATCGTCTACCCTCTCAACGGAAATTATATTGCCTTGGGTGGTAATATGCGCCTAAATGCTTATTCTGAATTAGGATGGGAAAAAGTGCCTGTATGTATTCTTCCAGAGGACATGCCTACAAAGAAACTCCGTGAAATAGTGATTCAAGATAACAATTCATTCGGTGAAACTGATTGGGATATGATAGCCAATGAATGGGATATGGAAGAATTGGACGATTGGGGATTTGATGTATGGCAAGAGCCGAAGAAAAAAAGCAAAGATCCGAAAAAGGATGAGGAAGAAGAGGATGAAAATGCCGATTACTATGCGATGATGTTGGGCGATCGGATTTATGACAGCAATAATGAATTTGACATACCCAACCTAAAGATTGACGGACAGCCCAAAAGCGGTCTTCTTTTGCCTTTCTCTGGATGGGGAAGTGATAAAAGAGCGAAGAAAGGCATATCCACCTATCATTTTTATGTGGAAGATTATCGGTTTGAAGCGATATGGAAGAATCCTAACGAGGTACTGAATAGCGGATGTACGGATTTGGTAGAGCCCAACTTGTCTCTATTCGATACAACCCCTATCGCCTACGGTTTACAACAAATATATAAAAAGAGGTGGATTGCCAGATATTGGCAGGAATGCGGCGCCAATATTTATGCAGACTTGAATGTTTCAAGAAAATTTCAGAAATACAACCGCCTGGGAATCCCGGACGGATATAACGCATTCTTTGTGCGAGGATATGCCGACAGGGAAGAGTATCTGAAAGAAGAAATCCAAATCGCCCGTGAAATATCAGGGAAAGACATCCCGAATATTATGGTTTACGGCGGAGGTGATAAAATAAAGGAGCTTTGTATACTGAACAATGTGATTTATGTGGAACAATTTATGGCTAACAGAGTAAATAAAGGAGGTAAAAATGGCGAAAACAAGCGGTGGGGTTAGAAGTGATAGTTCATCAAGTAGCAGAGGGAAAACAATAAAACAAAGGGAAGGATTTAAAACATATAATACAAAAGATGGAATTATTGAGGTTCCAGAACTTCATATAGACATTCATGGTAAACCTGTTGGTACTATAGAATGGAAATTATGGGAAAAAAACGACAAAAAAAGACTGTATGGAAAGGTATATTATCCTCATTCAAAGCCTGTTGATATTGGATACTACGACTTAAAAAATAATATATCTTTTTTTAGTAGTCGTCCCGTTGCTGTTGCAAGGTCAGTAGAAATGGATATTAAGATATATAAAAAAGCAAAGAGATGACAATAAAGAAATAAACTACGGCAAAGATATCTAGAGCCCTCACCGATAGCACAATAACACAATTAATGTCCAACAAGGACATCCCGACCCGTGCTTCTAGATGAATAATTATTGAAAACGGCGAAAAAACGGCGAAAAATGGCAAAATTTGAGAAAGGAAATAAAAAAGGATATAAAACACTTTTTACAAGTGACAATCAGCCTGTAAATCGTGGCAGAAAACCCAAGCTATACACCATCGCTAAAAAGAAATACAACATATCCCACGAGGAATATAAAGATGTTATTGCCTATCTGATGCAATGCACCAAGAAAGAGATAAACAGCATCGCAGAAGATGAAAACACGCCTATTTGGATTGTAAACGTGTGCCGGGCATTATACAAAGATTCCGGACGTGGAGAGGTCAAGACCTTAAACGACATCACAGAACGCATATTTGGAAAGATTCCAAATACAACAGAGATAACCGGTAAGGACGGGAAAGACTTAATCCCCAAAATCGACATTGAGATTATCGACAAAAGGGAGGATGTAGAACATGAAGATACAGACTACTAAAATATTCTCCATTGTTGATAATGCCATTAATCAGTTTGATATTGTAGACGGGCAGAAAAAGCGCAAATATACCACGATATCGGCGCAAGGCTCCAGCCGTTCGAGTAAGACATACAACATTCTTATAAGACTTATCACCTATTTATTACAGAATCCTGGTTTAAGATTATCTATCGTCAGAAAGACGTTGCCGGCATTAAAGGCGACCGTATTTGTGGATTTCAAGGAGATAATGCGGAACATGGGAATATATGATGAGAAAGGATGTATGAACAAGACAGACTTCATCTATACATTCCCAAACGGTTCATGGATTGATTTTTTCTCTACGGATGATGAGCAGAAGATAAGAGGACGTAAGCGAGATATACTATTTGTGAATGAAGCTAACGAAATATCATTCATTGAATGGCAGCAGCTTAAGATGAGAACGACAAAGTTTGCCATCATTGACTATAATCCATCTTTCTCTGACGACCATTGGCTTTGTGAAATAAATAGAGACCCACGCACCTACCATTTCATCACTACATACAAGGATAACCCATTTCTAGAACAAACAATCATCGATGAAATAGAGAGCTTACAATATAAGAATGAATCCCTATGGAGGGTTTACGGGCTTGGATTGCAATGCCAAGTAGAGGGGCTTGTTTTCCCTAAATACACGTTAGTTGATTCAATACCAGATTATTGCAAGAAGCGCGGATACGCTAACGACTTCGGATATACTCATGACCCTACAGCTATAGTGGATGTTGGTTTGCTTGACAATAAGCTATACATAGATGAAATATGCTATAAGACGCACATGTTAGCCGGCGACATAATAGAAGAGTTCAAAGGCGTGCCGAAGATGAGAGTTATTTCCGAAAGTGCAGATCCTCGACTGATTCAAGAAATATATAATGCTGGAATAAACATCTACCCTGTTGAGAAGTTCAAAGGTAGTGTGATGGCCGGCATTCAAAAAATGCAAGAATACGAGATATGTATTACTCGCAGAAGTTCGAATGTAATAAAGGAGTTTAATAATTATACCTACTTGCAAGACAAGGCTGGAAAATGGCTAAATGAACCGATTGACAAGTTCAACCATGCCATTGACGCAGTAAGATATTGGGTGCTTGCTGAAATATTAGGACATATTTACGACCGGAAAGTATTTTACGACAAAGATGAGTTTGATATTGATATATTATAACTGAAAATCACTATATTTGCATTGTCTTGTGATGTTACAAGGCACCCAAAACAGAACGGCAAGCCATGAATCTATTATCTACTTTTTTCAATTCGGCATCAAACACTATTCAGAATGCTATAGGGATTAATCGGACTGTTGAAGAATTGATCCGGGATAGGGACATTTCAAAGGTCATTTCTTTGTTACAAAACAGGGACGAAGAGGTAAACGAGGCTATTTTAGAGTACAATCCAGATACGCATAAGATTATGCGTAAACAAGACAAAATTAGAATCGGGAGACCTCCTAAAGTCCTCGCAAAACTATCAGCTCCCTATCAGCAAATCATAAATGAAATAGAACTGACATTCATGTATGGGAACCCTCCGACATGGCAGCAGGATTCAGACGGAGCGGATAGAGCTTTCCAAGTTTATTCCGATGTACTGAAAAACACGCGATGGAACACCACACAGAGGGAGTTTAAGAGATTAGCCGGCGCGGAAACAGAGGCGGCAAAATTGTACTATGTTTACAAAAATGATGCTGGAGAGAAAAAGGTTGGTGTTAAAGTCCTCGCAAAAAGCAAAGGGGATGAATTAAGGCCGCTCTTCGACCAATACGACAACATGCTTTCTTTCGGGCATGGATATTACCTGTTGGAGGGGGTAAAAACGGTTTACCACTTCGATATATACTACCCGACTATTATTTACCGATGCAAAAAAACAAATGGAGCTTGGGAAGTTGTAGCAGAAAAAAACGAGATAGGTAAAATCCCTGTTGTCTATGTCACACAAAACAAGGCTTGGTACGGCATTCAGCCTTTAATAGATAGAATCGAGGCACTCCGTTCCCGCGTATCCGATGTAAACGATTATGTTGCCGACCCGATACTGGTTATGTCTGCTGACGTTGCCGAATCTTTAAAGAGCAAAAAAGACACGGCAGGATTGCCGGACACTGAAAAAGCAGGAGGCGGTAAAGTGGTCGGCGTACCGAGCAAAGACAGCAAATTTGACTATCTTTCCGTAGATACTGCTGTCGATTTGAAAAGAGAGGAGATTAAAGACCTCGAAAAGTGTATCTATATGCTATCTATGACGCCGGACTTATCATTTGACGCACTTGTAGCAGCAGGCGCACCGACAGGCAGGGCGTTAAAAAGGGCTATGGCGTTAGGCTACATGAAGAGGGCGAAGAATATGGAGATATACTACATTGCACATGAGCGAGAAGCAAGCATTATAAAGGCGATTATCGGGAATGTGCTTGACGTATCTTTAAAGTCAGAAGTTGAAAATCTTTCGGTTTCATGCCAGCTTGCCGAACCATTTCAGGACGATGTGAGCGAAAAGATAGCAGACATTATAAATCTTTATAGCTCTGAATTGATAAGCCGGGAAACCGCACTTACGTTAATCGACTATATCAATGACCCGAGTGTCGAACTTGACAAGATTCTGAAGGAGATAAAGGAAAGGCAGGAACAACAGATTGAGGCGCAAGGCTCCTTATTAGGGGAATTCCAACGGGACCAAGAAAATGAAGAAGAGGAATAATTTATACCGATTTTGGCTTCATGTCCTCTCCGTGTTCAGAAATTCATATCTTGAAGACTATCCAGACGGAAAAACAAAAAGAAGAGAAATAAGAAAGAGAAGATGAAGACAGACGATTTAACACCCGATCAGTTATATAACCTGTTGCTTGAATTGGACGCACAGACTGCAGCACGTTTGAAGCGTCTTTATTCCGAATTTTCAAAGGAAATAGCGAATATTCCGGGTGTTAAATCGTATCTATTTGGTAAAAAGTTGAAATCTTTCTCTGATATTAACGGAATAAAAGGCATCGACGGGAAAATAGACAAACTTATCGATGAAATATACTCTATTGTCACATCGGCCCAAGAAACGGCATGGAGAATTGGTGAAAAAGTCACGGAAACGCTTGTATTAAGCAAGATTTCTACAGAATTAGCCGATAATTTGCGGAAATCCGGATTGTTTAAGCACCGGAATAAGGCGATGGATGCCTTTAAATTCAATAAAGATAAATTTGACATATCCACAAGGGTATGGAAAGACGGGATAAAGGCACAAATTGAAGAATCCGTACAACTTGCCGTGTCAAACGGAGAATCGGCGCAAAAACTAAGCAAGGATTTAAGGGAATATCTACAAGAACCGAAAAAACTATTCCGCCGAATAAGGGACAAGGAAACCGGAGAATTGAAGCTAAGCAAAGCGGCGAAGCAATATCACCCCGGGCAAGGCGTATATCGGTCTTCCTACATGAACGCAAGAAGACTTGCAGCAACAGAAATAAACAATTCTTACCGGATGGCTGAATGGGAAAGTTATCAAAACAATCCAGTAATTGTAGGCTTTCAAATCAGATTATCGAACAACCACACGCTAAAGAACCCGAAAACAGGAAAGCCGGAGCCATTTATTGATATATGCGACTATGCACAAGGCAGGTACCCAAAAGATTTCGTATGGTACGGATGGCATCCGCATTGCCGATGTATCATGACGCCGATATTCGCTACACAAGAAGACATTGCCGCTATGACGCAAGCGATATTAGACGGCAAAGAACCGACAACGGTAAAACCAAAGATGATAACCGACATACCAGATAAGTTCATCAAATGGTCACAAACTCATAAAAAACAAATATCGGGATGGAGTGCCCTACCCTACTACGTCACAAATAATCCTAAATATGCGGAAAAGTATTTCATTTATCCAAAGGTGTTCAAAGATTTGTAATTTTTATTTGGATTAAATAAAAATAATGTGTACATTTGCAATACTATCAGGTGTATGATGATGTACACTGCCCATTAAAATAACGGAATTACTAACAGAAAAGGCAAGCGCCTGATAGTTGTATTTATACTATCGGACGTTTGCCTTTTTTTATTCATCACGAATGAAAACAAAAATCCTATCTAAGCTAAAAACTAAGTATTCAAATTTAGGGTTTGGCGAAAAGGCTTTTGACGGAGTGGCCGATTACTTATCTAAAACCGTCACAGAAGAATCACAAATCGAGGCGGCAATCGCGGGGGTTGAACCCCTGTTGAAAGCATTTCAGGGCGATGTAGACAAGATAAGGACGGAGAAATCCGAACTCCAAAAGCAGTACGACGAACTGAAAGCCAAGCAGGACAAAGGGGGCGATCCTGAAAAGAAAGAAGAACCCAAACCGGACGATATGAAAGCCATGATTGCGGCGGCAGTTGCCGAAGCGGTCAAACCTTTTCAAGAGAAAATCCAATCTTACGAAAAAGACAAGGCAGATACCGACCGGAACACTTTTATCTCTTCCGAAGCCAAAAGGCTGGGTATCGACGAATCAGACTTGAAGTATCTCAACGTGCCGGCAGAACTTGATAACGCTGGGATTACGTCACATCTAACCGCATATAAACAGCACATGGTAGACAAAGGCATTCCGGAAAGAGGTGGTTTTCCGCAAAACAAAGGCGAAATCACTCAAGAGCAAGCCAAGGAAATTGCGGATAGTTTATTAATCTAAAATCAGAAGGATATGACAGTAGTAAATTTAGTGAATGAGCCACAAGGAGTCATTACCGGTAACGACAATATCGTTATCGTGAATTACTTTGACGGCATCCGTGGCGGTCGCTCGCTTGACTTGACAGGATACACGGAGAAATTTGTAAAAGCCGGACACATTCTTATTGAAACGTCAGACGGCAAGATTCAGCCTCTGCCTGTCAGCGAGGAAGCATATACCCCACTTGGCAATGAATCAGCGTCGAAGTATTATGGGGTTCTCGTAGCAACCATCCCGGCAAGCAAACCGTTTGCCGCTATCATGACGCGAGGCACCATCAACCCAAAAGCAGCACCATACACCATGAGTGCCGAGCTTATCGCCGCATTGAAGACCGCATTACCGTTAATCGATTATCAGGAGGACTAAGACATGGAAAAATCACTTTACTTTGATTTGATTCAGAAAAACTTCCCGAAGCTGATTTTGGCTATTGTGGAAAAACTGAACGACAAGAATCAGACGCAGCTGTCTTATATGTTCAAGCAGTTGCTTAAAACGGATTATTCCGTAGATGGCCGTTGGGCATCCCTTACGGGACAATATACGCGGGTTGCCGCCGATGTGGTTGCAATGGATTCACCGCTTCCGTTGAAAAAGCGTGATTCGTTGGAGAAAGCAAGCGGAGAACTTCCAAAGATGGGCATGGAATTGTTCCTTAACGAAAAGCAGATGACGGACATTGATACGTTACTCGCACAGGGATTTGATGAAAAAACCATCATCGCCAAAATCTTCGAGGACACTCCGCGCGTGATTGCCGGTATCTGGGAGCGTATCGAATTGATGTTCTTGCAAGGCCTGTCTACCGGTGTGGCATTGGCAGATACCGACAATATAGGCACCGGTGTACGTGTGGATTACGGATATCTTACCGAAAATAAATTCGGCGTTAAGGTCGTTTGGGAAGGAAACACATCAACTTCAAAGCCGATTGATGATATCCGGAAAGTTCTTAAAAAAGCTGAACAAGACGGCAATGTTATCATCGGAGCTTATGCTGACCAAGCATGGTTTGACAACTTCAACGCATCCGACCAGGTACGCCAGCAGTTCGCATTTTTGCAGGGTTTCGTCGGTACCAATATCCCTGTACTTGACAACACCCAGGCAAACAGGGTAATGTCAAGTAAGTTTAATTTCACTGTTACTAAAGTTGACAGGACTATCAAGACGGAGAAAAACGGGACACAGACAAACAATACACCATGGAAGAAAGGGATGATTGTATTTGTTTGTGATCGTCAGTTAGGCTCCTTGGTGTGGTCGCGTCTCGCAGAAATGAATCACCCTGTACAGGGAGTAAACTATCAGACGGTAGACCAGTATTTGCTCGTTTCCAAATACCGGGAAAATCGTCCTTCTCTCCGCGAATACACCACTTCACAGGCTCGTGTCGTTCCTGTAATCGCGAACGTTGATAGAATTTATACTATGGACACCACAACCGTACAGGCATGAAAGTAAAGATTTTATCGGATTTCAGAGACAAATATGACTATTCCCGGTTATATAAAGCCGGGGATGTCATTACGCTCAATGAAGAGCGTGGGAATGAACTTATTGCACTTGGTTTGGTTGAGCCTTTTAATAAGAAAGAGGATACAACCGAAGAAGAGAAAGAGGATACAACCGGGAAGGGAAGAAAAACCAAGGATGCTTAAAATTGATGTAATATGACCTACAAGGAATACATAACTGCTACATTATCCAAGTTCTATATATCTCCGGAAGAGATTGATGTGATAATGTTGAATCAGAATATTACGCCGGATGAAGATGTAGACCCCAAGATTGCCAAAATGGCGATGTACAAGGAGTTTTCACAAATCATTCCGGTAGCGAATATGAGCGAGGGGGGAGCATCCACATCATGGAACATGGAGAGTGTTTTGTTATGGTATTCCTTGTTAGCGTCTGAACTCGGAGAACCGGACATGACAAAGGAAAATAACACAATTAAGGACTATTCAGCGTATTATTGATGTACAATTATCCGGACAAAATAGAGTTATCAACGTCAAGCTCAGGAGGAGGAACACCTGGTTCGATTGACTATGATGGGAACGGAGACCCGATATTCGGAGGTGGAGACAGTGGAGGAGGAGAAGACGGTGGAGGGTTTGAGTTTTTGTCCGATTGCCGCATTGAGGAGAACAACTCATATTCGCTTAGCGGGACTTATATCTATTCTTTCAACGTCTACCTGCCTAAATCTTTTGATGCTAGAAAGCTGCCTAAAAAAGGGGCAACAATAAGATTGACAAAGAAAGATAAGACCGTGAACGAAGTTGAGGCTACGGTAGTCGATAGCCGATCGACAAAATTTAACTACGTGATAAAGACATGAAAAGCGGATTATCATATAGTAAAAACGAGTTTAATCAAGTTCTTGGCATACTTGATGAATCAATTGGCCGTGTGGAAGAGGCAATAAAATTCACATTGAAAACCGTTGTCGGGGGAAAGGCTGTAGCTCATGCGAAATCATACGGAAATTTCACAGACCGGACAGGTAATTTGCGCAGTTCAATCGGTTATGTGCTGGCAAAAGACGGTGATATTATTGATGTAGGAGGATTTGAATCTATTTCAGGTCCGGAGGGAAACAATGGAGAAGGTATAAGTGAGGGGAAAAAATACGCGGAAGAGCTTGGAAAGTCTTCCGGCTCAGGATACACACTTATCATCGTTGCCGGAATGAATTACGCAGAGTATGTCGAAGCAAAGGGATATAATGTCTTGACTGAAACCGAATCGTATTTAGTAAGCCAGATAAATGACGTTATCGACAGGATATTAAAACAAGCAGGATTCAAGAAATGAAAAAGAGCGAGTTGGAAACGGAAGTATATAATCTTCTGAAAAACTCTAATTTAAGAGTTTTTAAGGAAGATACACGCGACCCTAATTATAGGGGAGAATACATCGAAATCCTTCCGCTTGAATTTGGCGAAGAAAGATTGTTCAATTCTTCTATCGTAAACGTCAATATCCATATCCCCGATGTACAAGGCATAAAGAACTCCAAACGGCTTGATAGTGCTTACAACGAGATAAGGCCGATATTCCGAAGAAATAAAGACGCGACAGGTCAGTATTACACGAATTACAGTGGATTCCAGTTTTCCATTGTGTCAAGCAAGGATTACAAGGAAGACAACGGTACGCATTTCAGAAATTTAAGAGTAAAAGTAACTTATTTAAATCTATAATTATGGCAGATAGAGTTGTATATGGCATTAAAAGCCTAAAGTTTATGCCGGCAGTTACAACCGGAGAAAATGCCGGTTCTTTTCCGGACTTTTCCGAGTCATTAGCATCGTTATATGACATGAAAATGATTGTTCCCGATTCATTCAACATGAATCAGGAAGATCCGGAAAAATTGGATGTTGAATGGGAAGAGGTGGAAGACATTGCTATGAGCATACAAACGCGAAAAGGCACACGCTCATTTACGGTGTCTACAAATGATATGTCGGAAGAGGCATTTAAATATTTCCTTGGGTGGCAAAAGCCGACAGAAGGAAATGACCCGAACAAAGACTGGGAAGTTGAGCCGGTTTCTTTCATGTTACCTCCGCAGGCTGTGGAATTGGAAACCATGCCAGCCGATAAATATCCAGGTATTATCCGGCAGTGGGCAAAAGTTGAAGTCGTTGTAAAAGAAACCGGTGTTGTGGGAAAATCCGGGTTGTCTAACCTCGAATTGACCTGTACCATCATGGCGAATTTCAATAAAGACAACAAGCAGATTCCGGGTTCGAGAAGAAAACAGGTGGTTTCCGCCTAATTACTAATGAGGGGGAAATAAATCCCCCTCTAATTTTATAGACATGGAAACATTAGAGCAACAAGTAGCAAAAGAAATAAATGAAAAGGACACGGTAATACATATTGGAGGCGAGGAACTGAAAGTAAAACCGCTCACACTCGGTCAGATTATTGATATATCAGCGGAGATAGCAGAGCTAAAAGGCATTTCGGAGGAAGACCAAGGGAAGGACGTGCTGACGGTAATGTTAGACCACCTTGACGATCTCGAAGTGCAATTGAACATCGCCCTTATCGTATTATATAGAAATGAAGAGGACAGGATAGAGAACAAGAAGTTTATCCGTAACAATCTCGATGAAAAGGCAATGACCGAATTGCAGGAGTTGTATGTAGAACGCCTGAACTCTCCTTTTTTTTTGACCAATATAATTTTCCTTCAAGGTTTGAATCTGACGAAGAAGACAAAAACGACAGTCCTTGGGCAATAATATTCGGCGCCATGAAAGGCCTAGGGTTAAGCTATCATGAAGTGTTGCATGAAATAAGCTGGCTAAATATCCAAATGTTATTAAAGTGCCAACCCTCCTACTCCACCGATAAAGACAAACCGAAACAAGTACACGCAAGTCAAATATTTTAAATTATGGCAGACGGACAAATGAATATACGTGTCAATGTTGATTTGAACGACATGAGGCGCAAGGCGGAAGAATACCGGAAAGAAGTAACAAAGATGGGTGTGATAACCGATGAATCCGGAAATGTTATCAGCACGGCATGGATGCGAATGAAACAAGCTGCTACGGCATATCTTGGAATGGACATAGTAAAAAGAATAGCTATGACGCGTGGCGAGTTTCAGCAATTGGAAGTTGCATTTAAAACTCTTTTAGGAGCAGAAGAACCCGCCCTAAACCTTATGAATCAATTAGTCGAAACAGCCGCTACAACACCTTTTGATTTAAAAGGAGTAGCAGACGGTGCAAGGCAGTTGCTTGCATACGGATTTGCTGCTGATGAAATAAACGATACTCTTATAAGATTAGGAAATGTAGCTGCCGGTCTTGGATTGCCGCTTGAACGTTTAACATACCTATATGGAACAACGGCTGTACAAGGTCGATTGTATGCAAGAGATATGTTACAATTCCAGTCGTCTGGTATACCTGTCCTTCAAGAGCTTTCCAAGATGTATGGAAAGACTACAAGCGAAATAAATGACATGGTGACGGCCGGAAAAATTGGGTTTGATGACATTAAAAAAGTATTTGAGGGAATGACAAACGAGGGGGGTAAATTCTATGCCTTGATGGAGGGTCAATCAAAAACAATCATAGGTCAAATATCAAATCTTGGTGATGCGATAGATATGATGTTTAACGAAATCGGACAGGCGAATGAAGGTATTATTTCCGATGCAATTTCTGGAGCTTCATATCTTGTTGAAAATTACGAAAAAGTATTAAGTATATTAAAGGTACTTGTTGCTACCTACGGAACATACAAAGCCTCATTGATAGCCGTAGCTGCTGCGCAACGTGTATCCGTTACGATTCAAAATATCTCTGCATGGATTTCCCTTGCTAAAGCGATCCGGACGGCAAAAGATGCCCAGATTGCTTTCAATCTTGCTACAAAGGCAAATCCTTACGTTTTATTGGCTACAGTCCTAATTGGTGTTGGTACAGCCTTATATCAGTTCACAAAGAAAACAGATGCTGCAACTGATGCTCTAAAGAAATTCAATGAAGAAAGTAAAAAAAATGCAGATGATACAGCTACATTTATAACTATTACAAGGGACGAGAACCAATCCATTGCTGCGCGACAACTTGCATTAGATAGTTTAAGAAAAATGTATCCAGGTTATTTTGATAACATGAATTTGGAGGCTTTAAAGGTGATAAATCTGACAGAATTAAATAATCAACTTGCAAAAGCGACCAGAGAACGATCAAAAGCACAAGCTGAAGAAAGTATAAAAGAAACAGAAAAAAGTATTAATTCAATTAAACAGCAAATTGACTTTCTAAATAAAAATGCCGTACAGGGGCGTGGTGAAAGATTAATCAGAGCCAATAAGCAACTTCAAGAATTACAAGACAAGTTGGCCGGACAGCATTCTATATTGAATAAAGTAAATTCTGATATAAAAGCCCAGGAAGACGCCGAACGCCGGGCAAAAGAAGAAGCGGAAGCACATGCAAAATCTGTAGAAAAAACCGTAAAATGGTATGAAGAACAAATAAAAACCCTCAAGGAAGCTCAGGAAACATCAACAACAAATAAACAATTCAATGACTATCAAAGACAGATAGACCAGCTTACAAAAGAAAAAGAAACTATAACCGGAGCTTCTAAAGCTACCCAAAAAGCAGAGGAAGAAAGAATCAAAACAATCAAGCAAATTGATGAAGAACTTCTCTTTCTCCGTAAGCAAAACCAGCAAGCCCAAATCGACCTTATGCAGGAAGGTACAGAAAAAGAACTTGCACAAATCCGGTTAGACTATCAGGAAAAGATTGCTGAAATTAAAAAACTTGCTGACGATTGGGCGGCAAAACAAGGCGGAACACTCACGATTGAGCAAACAGTGCAAATTTCTACGTCTTATTCTACTGTAAAACAAAAAAGAGAACAAGACGAATCTGATGTGTACAAAAAACAGACCGATGAATTAAACGAACTTTTAAAACAATATCAGTCATACCAGCAACAACACCTTGATATAGAAAGAAAATATAATAAAGATATTGAAAAGCTACAAGAAGAACTTGCAAAAACAACAGAAGAAAGCGAAAGAAACAGGCTTGAAGAATCCATCCGGGTAGCAAAAGAAAAAAAGAAAACCGAATTATCCGGACTTGACCTTGAACAATTTCAAAAAGAAATCGACTGGTCATCCGTATTCGGTAATCTTGACAAATTATCTACTGATGCTTTAAAAAAACTCCGGGACAAAATAAAGGAATACCTTTCTACGGTAGATGATTCTATTAGTAAAGAAGATTTTAAAACTGTTGTTGATGCCTTTGAAAACCTTGACGCAACTATTACAAACAGAGAGCCCCTTGAAGAATTAGTAAGCGGATATAGAGATTACAGAAAAGCAGTAGAGGAGGTTACAAAGGCAAAAAAAGAGATGGATAAAGCTGACAATCCAGAGGCAAAAGAAAGAGCTGTAAAAAATCTTTCCGCTGCTGAGAAGAAAAGAGCTGAATCCATTAATAAAATGACACAATCCGTTAATGCAATAGGACAACAGGGTCAGCAAGTAATTTCTGCTGGGAATGATCTAGTTGATATGCTTACCAATCTTGGTATTAAAGTTCCCGAATCTATATCCAGAACATTAAGTGGATTAGGGCAGGTCATGGACGGATTGGCAGAGATAGATTTGACAAAGCCAATGAGTGCTGTAACGGGTGTAATTCATGTATTGGCAGGCGTTACAAAAACAATTGGTAGTATATTCGGCTTAGGATCAGATAATGGAGTAGCACAATATAAGGCGCTAAGAGAACAACTAGAGGCTATAAATGATCTATACAAAAAAATCATTGATAAATCAAAGGAAAAAATTGTATTTGGAGGTGGATTTGCATCGGTAGAGGCAGCGAAAGAAGCTAACGAAGCGCTAGAAAAGCAAATAGAAAATTATAGAAGATTAGCGGAAGTAGGAGGTAAAGCAGGATCAAGTGCAGGCTCACATAGTTATGCTTACCGGACCAACGAAAGGCTTAAGAAATCATGGAATGATATTTCAAGGTCTATAGGACAAAATATTTCCAGTGTACAACAAATGTATGAATTATCCGGGGAACAGTTAGAGATTATACGAAGAGATTTCCCCGAAGCGTGGAGTAAAATACCTTCTGAAATAACTGAAAATTTAGATGCAATCATTGACTGCAACGATGAAGCCAAGGAACTTGCGAATACATTGCAAGAAGCACTAACTGGCATATCCTTCGATAGTTTTTATAATGGATTTATTGATTCACTTTCGGATATGGATGCTTCCTTTGAAGATATGTGTGATGACTTTGAAGGATATTTGCGAAAATCGATTATAGCCGGTCTAATCGCAAGTCAGTACAAGGGAAGAATAGAAAATCTGTATAAAAGTTGGACAGAAGCAGCAGAAAGCGAAAATAAGATTACTGCAAAAGAGGCAGAAAAATTGAGGGATGATTATCAAGATATAATCCAAGATATGATTAAAGACCGGGATAATTTGGCTAAAACTTTTAATTGGGAAAGTTCTCCGGAAGAATTAAAACGCCAAACCGGCACCATATCCGAAACAATTACGGAGAAAACTGCAAATGAATCAATGGGAATATGGAGAGGTTCCTACGATACATTAAAGGCTATCAGCCAGCAGACAACGATATTTCATGAAACATACAAGTCTACAATGGCCACATGTAACTCCATACTGAATACGATAGCGAGGAATACCGGAGAAACGGCGAATAATACTTCCGTCTTGTCTGATATGCACAACACATTGAAAAACATGGACGGAAGACTACGAACAATTGAAAGTGAATCAAGTAAAAGATACGCAAGATGACGGATTTTTATTTTGAATAATTCTAAATAATAATTATATTTGCATCAGTATGTGATGACACATACCACCCAACACCGGACGGCATGGCAGAATATTATATTAATAATACTCCTATTTCCCAATTCGGGATAATTCCAACAAAATCAAATGGCAATATTGCCATTTCTGGATGCTTCAATCTTCCGAAAAGAAAAGGGACTACTTACTACGATTGGGTTACAGACAACAGCGTGGAGCCTTATGTGGAGAGTGAAGATATGGATTTTGACAGCCGGGATATTTCAATAACAGGAAATATCGTGTCTGATTCTGACTCTTCTCTTCCTTTAATAAATGATTTCATGAACGAGTTGCCGGAGTTATTTACGTTGTCATGCAAATGGGGAAGCTGGAGTGTAAAATGCAAAAGTACGACCATCGAAACCTTTACAAAATCGGCTTGCAAAATAACGATTAAATTCATAGAACCTCTTGTTAATTTATCTGGGACACTCCCCTCTCCCACCGAAAACGGGGAGATTGACGGATACAAATGGACTTCTTTCGGATTATATCTGAAAGAAATATCAAACTATCAGGGAATCGGTGCGCCAAAATCGTTGAGCACAACCCAAAATCCGTCTTATTCACTTTATTCAAAAGGAGGGCAAGAGAAGACGGAGATAACCGTTTCCGGTATGATAATAGCTGAAAATACAGAGCAATTCAAGGAGAGAATCAAATCATTATATGCCCTATTTGGGAAAGCCGGAATAAGAACTATCAATTACAGAGAAAGAGAGATTAAATGTTTTTGCACGAATGGATTTTCTGTACAAAACGTTTTTTCTATCGGGAAAGTATACGCTGATTTCAGTTGCAAATTAATCGTAATATCGAATGAAAGGATATAGCATATATAGAGATAATACCGTTATTTACGAATTTGTCGTTGATGATACCATCTCGAAGTCATTAAGCGGAAATAAATATGTTTCGTTCACTATTTCGTCAAAGAATGATCTTGACTTAAAGATAGGCGACTATGTTTTAGTCGGGAATGAAAAGTACGAGATTTTCGAGCCTATTGATATAGAGGAAAGTAACGGAGTGTTTACCTATCCGCTTACGTTCTATTTTCAAGGATATAAGCTGAACAATTCCATCATAACGGACGAAGGAGCGACAACATTTGCCTACCATGGAGAGGTCAGCGACTTCATGACATTGCTGATTGATTCCTTGAACGAGGACTATCCGGAATTTACCCTTGGAACCATTCAGAACGGAAGTATCCTTGATTTGAGTTTTGATAATAGTAATTGTATGGCCGCGCTTCAAACGGTATGCGAGAATGCCAAAATGGAGTGGGATATTACGGGCACTATCATAACCGTAAAGAGCAGAATCGGGGAAGAGACTGACCATGTATTTGAATATGGGAGGAACAAAGGTAGCTATTCAGTAAAACTCGCAAAGGTCGCAAACGCTTCCATTACCACACGAATGATAGGTAAAGGAGGTACATTAAATCTGCCTGCCGACTATGTTTCTCCGGATAGCCCCAAGCGGTTGAATCTGGGCAACGAAGTTCTTGAAAAGAATGTAAACAAATACGGCAAAATTACGGGTGTATATATTAATGAAAACATCTATCCACGCCTGATTAACAAGACGGTGTTAGGTGTAACGATACCGGATAATATTGAAGAAGCCGGAAGCTGGAAGATAAAACTCGATATTCCTTTCAACTTATCTGATTATTATGCAGACAACGAGGTTCCGGTTGTAAAATTTCAGACAGGAGATTTAACCGGGTTGGACTTTGAGATAGTGAAAAACAGCTGGAACAATACCGACAAGACGCTTTCAATTATCGTAAAAGAGGAAGAAGACGGGTATTATCTTCCGAATGCAAACAGACAGCCACGTGTCGGAGACGTGTTTGTCCTCCTTAACATCAATATGCCGCAATCTTACATAGATGAAGCAACACAGGAATTGAGGGAGGCAACACAAAATGAGCTGAACAAAAAGTGTGAACCGCAATACGCCCCGTCTCTATCAGTTCAAAAACACTATATCAAGAAGAAAGGAATATTACTGAATATCGGTGATGGAATTACCGTAAAAATAGGCGGCCGGAATATCACGACAAGAATTATCGGTACTACTGAAACAAGCGATGATATAAGGGTTGAATTGGGCGACCAGATGCTTTATACCTACGACACTAAGGTAAATAATACAATAGAGCAGATACAATTCACCTTAAAGCAGCTTATCAATATAGATGATATAAAAAGGCTCTTCTATAACCTTATCAATGCGTGGTATCCGAAGTGGTTCAATCAAAAATTACATAAAGACGCGGACGTTGAATTTAATTCTGTAAAAGCGGCTGAATTAGTCCAATCCGACAATTTCTCATCCAAGAATTTCACCTCCGGAGCGCTTGGTAGCGGACACAGAATAAAAGACGGGAATGCTGAGTTTCAGAATCTGACGGTAAGGGGGCAGTTCAGTGTGTTTGAGTTTCTGATACAGCAGGTAAAGGCAATCGGCGGGAAGTTCTGTGTCTCTCCGGCAGCTATAAAGACGGTAAGTGTAGAGGAGACAGAGAATGGGTACAAGTGCTTTTTCAATACTGACAGTGGGACGATAATGAATCCTTTCGTAGTGGGCGACCAAGCTTTTCACCAAGTTTTTGACGGGCAGAAAATGAAAAGGTATTGGCGTCTTGTCACGGAGGTAGGCGCGGATTACTTTGTCTTGTCAAAAACGGATTGTGAGGCGAATAGCGGCATTCCGGAGGCTGATGAAGAAATAGTATTATTAGGAAACCGGACAGACATAAACCGCCAATCCGCGATAATGATTTCGGCGTATGACAACAATTCGCCTTACATTGCTTTCTATGCTGGGATAAACTCCTATTCTTTTGAAGGGAAAGAACCGATGCGGACGGGTAATTTGAATGGCATAGTGGATGAAGATTTCGGGCAGTTGACAGGATTCGGATTGTATTGTCAGAACGTTTACATGAAAGGGGTGTTCAGACTGATGTCCGGCAAAACGGTGGAAGAGTCCATCGGAGACGTGCAGAGTAATCTGGACAACCTCCAAGTTGGAGAAACCAACCTTCTTGACAATAGTAACAAGGGATGGAAGAATACTGGCTATCCAATAGCGACAATTTACTTAGGAGACTATAAACCCAAACAAGGAGAAGAATGTACAATTGTTATTAAAGGCAAATTAGGGGCGAATAAAACAAACTGGGGTGTTTACAATTCTGGAGGGAATGTTGTATTGGCTAATTTTTATCCTGGTGGTCCCGATACAGATTATATTGCTTTGAAAACTTTTAAATGGACGTTAGGGACGCCTGCTGTTGATAATACATTTATTCGAATATATCCAATGCCTTATAGTGTATCCGTTGAATCTGAAATAGAGTGGGTAAAACTAGTATTAGGCAATAAAACTTCGCTATTGTGGACTCCCTCCATAAACGATCAGAAGCAGATAGCCACAGATATAGCGCAGGCTAAGGCAGACTTGGCAGAAACAAGGTCTAAAGCTTACGCAGACGGTATTGTAACAGAGGCGGAGCAGAACGCAATAAACGAGGCGCAGACGAGATTGGATGCGTTACAGATCGGTTCCCAGAACCTTATATCCAAAAAAATGATGTTGAAGTGGAATGAGAAGAACAAGAATATTGCGGTCTGGGGGCAGGATGCAGACGGGGTGTATCTCAGGATAAATCAAGCACTACTGCATAAAAATTGGGCGGGCAGCAATGAAATTGCTAATCCGGTATTTGATTTGCAATTCAAACCCGATACACAGTATGTATTATCTGTTGAATGGAAACTTGCAGCAGTACAAAATTACAATGGACTTGCTTTCAGGATATTTTACACTGATGGAACGGTAGAATGGCATGGATTAGCAGGAACAATAATCACAAAAACAATCGCCAGATTAATTACGAAAGCCGGGAAAACAGTGCAGAAAATATCTGCGTCATACGGAAGCAGTAAAGCCAATACACTAATCTACAATATCTCCCTAATCGAAGGCAATAAACCCTTGCAAGGCTTCCCCGTTGCAGAAGAAGACCAGGTCGGAGCAAATAATGTGAATCTGGCGGATGGGACGAAGGAATTTACTGTTACAGGTGGGACAGGAAACTGGGTACGTAAGGAATTATATGTATCTAAAATAAAGCCCAACACGGTATATTACGTAAATGCAGGTAATATTCAGAATTTAGCAGGTACTCCTAGTAAATATACTTTTGTATTGTATGATAAAGATATAACTGCTGCGCTATGTCCAATGTTAAATGCAGATAAGAATGGAGGTTTTTTAATTACATATAATAATTTCACTGAACAAGAAGGATTATTACTATGTTATGCCGGTGTTAGCGGATCAACCGCCGGTAACTCTGTAAAATTTACCGAAGTAATGCTAGTCGAAGGCTTTCTTCCGGCCCCTGTTTGGGCTCCTTCTTTCTCAGAGCAGCAAGCAGAAATAAAAACGATAACGAAAACCCTGACCGAAATTAAAGCCGAAAACGGAGAAATAAGTTTAAGGGTTAACGAAGTTTCTGAGAGAGTGGAAGAAGCCAAACAAGAGGCAATTGATACTGCAAAAGAATACACAACTATTCAAACATATCGTGAAACAGAGATCGACTTAAGGGCTGAAAAGTGGGATCAGGACACATATTATCCGGTAACTATTAAACTACCAATAAATGATACAAGGATAGAAGTTACTGCGATGTGGGCTGCTTCAAAACCAAAATGGTCAACACATAAACATGGTTTTTCAATGAACTGTGTATGGCGTAGTAACGGGAGTCTATGGGGAGCGTTTACTATTAAAAGAATAATTGAGGTTTTCGAATGGAAATTTACCAAGGAAATACCCGATACTACCCCAGTGCAATATATACTCCCTGCCGGCAGTATTGGGCAACTAATCAGTAGCAGCGAAGAATTTATTTATCTTCGTGGAGGTGGTAGGTACCTATTTAAAATCGGGAACAATTGTGTAGCAGTAGTACACGATAGTCGTTATACGGCTCCAGATGGGACAACTGTTGCTCCTAGTGCTTCGGTAATCAGGCCTGTTCTTACGAATGTAATGAAGACGGAATTTGATTCTCAGATAACACAATTAAAGGATAGTATTGATCTAAGGGTAACCAAAACGGATTATAATAATGATCAGCAAATTGTAAACAAAGATATTAGCGATTTACAAATTAATTACAACCAAATTTCTTCTACAGTATCTAAAATTATAAATGGTACCCAAGAAATATCTGGTGTTGTAACACAAAGTAATTTCGTTACAATTTTTTCTTCAAATAAAAATGCATTAGGGCAAGAAGTTATTGAATCTATTAATGTTGGCGGAGGAGGCGTTACAATTGATGCAAGTAGGATTAATCTTAATGGAGCTATTAGTGCAAACGGGAATGTTCAGATTACAACAGATGGAAAACTTATTGCAGTTAACGGACAGTTTACAGGAAAAATTACAGCGACAGAAGGAGAAATTGCCGGACTGAAATTAAGCAACAATGGATTGAGATCATCTGATTTCAATGCGAGTTCGAAAGTAGGTTCTTGTTATGCTAAAAATGGTTTTTCTGTATATGCATCAGGATCCGGCGTACTAGCCCCTTCAACTGGTATGTTACAAGCCGGAATAATAACAGCAACAGGAACTCAAGCAAGTATAACCGGATTAGAGATAATAGCCAAAAATACTTCCGGTAATGCAACACTATCAGAAATAACAGCATTAAAATTAAGGGCCATAGACTATGTTGATGATAGTATAAAGATGGCTCCAACTGCGGCTTTAATAGTTGAAGAGGGAGTATCGATATTTAGAGATGCTGTTGAAATTGCTGGAAAGTCTACATTTAGAAATAAGATCTATCTTGATTTAGCCAGTATACCCAATATTTCAGGGGCTTCGAATTATTACCTATGCATAAATAGATCAACCGGACAATTAAGTTACAGATAAATTATAAAAAACATGGAAATTAACTATTTTATTTCAGCAAAAGCAACGTCAACGGTACAGAATATAAATGTATCGCTGAGTGCAGAGTACCAAAAAGAGCAAGCACCGGAAGTTATCTCCGTAGTAGCAAACGGATACTTGGACGACGGGAAGAAATTCATGAATGCAACCCTTAAATACAATCCTAAGTCCGAGGATTTCAATTCGATTAACGGAGCAAATGTTGACTTGGGCATTATTCAGGAAATTGTTCCGCTAATTACGGAATTTTATTCAAAAATCACTGAATCACAAAAATATAGCCTATGAAACTGACCATTTACGAAAGGTTTATACTAGAAGAAATTTTACCGGACCACGGGACGATGTTGCAAATTATAACGATGCAAAGTATTCGCAACAAAACCAAGATAACAGTAAAAGATATCGCCAAATATTCAATAAAAGATAATACTAAAACAGGTAATATCGACTGGGATAGATCTATTGATAACGGTGAAGAATTTGAGCTTGATCCGGCAGAAATAGAATTCCTTAAAAACAGATACAAGGAGCTGGATGAACGGGGGGAAATTACAGTCAGGATTCTTTCTCTTTGTAAAAAGATAAGGGATTTATAAAAAAGAGGCCGCCCTCGCGACCTCTATAAATATTTCCCAAGCAACCCCAAGCCAATCTTATATTGCAAGTTTACAAAGTTTTTTTGAGAATACAAAAGAATAATTTAGAAATATAAAATAACATGAACAAAGAGGAATGGAGACGGTTAATAACCGAAACACTGAAAGAAACAGGCTTGTACTCTGACAATGCAAGAGATCTTATCATGGGGACGTTTGCTCAGGAAAGCAATTTTAAGTACACCCGGCAAATTGGCGGTGGTCCGGCTTTAGGATATGGGCAGATGGAGCCGGCAACCTTCAATGATATTGTGGTTAATTTTCTCCGGCATAAACCGGAACTAATGGGGAAAGTAATGAAAGCATCCGGTGTTGTCACTTTGGAACCTGAGATGCTTGTAGATAACAAAAAGCTGATGATCTGTATGGCCCGTGTACATTATTTGCGTGTAAAGGAGGCATTACCTTCGAATAAGGATGTTTGGGCGATGGGTGAATACTGGAAACAATATTACAATACGCCATTAGGCAGAGGAACCGTTAAGGAGTTTGTTGAGAACTATAAAAGATATTGTTTATAACAATGTTTCGGGAGGGGATAGAAGTACCACATTTAAATTAAAATTATGAGTGAAAGAAACACAATTTCGGCAATGGTATCAGTATTCATGAGTGGTTTTATGGATTTTATTGAGCCTTTAAAATGGTTTATGCTGCTTGCACTGATATTAATTATTGTAGACCTAAGGTTTGGGATAGCAGCAGCTAGGAAAAGAGGTGAAAAGATCCGGTTTTCACGGGCAGGGAGAAGGACTATTAATAAGATGGTAGATTACTTATGTTGGATTCTTCTTGCCGGGGCTATTGGAAAAGCATTTGGGATACCTTTTGATATTCCGTTACTTCCTTCGATTGTTTTATTGGTTATATATGGTTTTGAAATAAATTCTTGTTATGGGAATTACTTTGAAGCTCACGGTCGGCATGTAAAGGTCGATATTTTTAAATTTTTCAGGCGGAAGTCTGATATTATTGACATAGAAGAAAAAACAGAAAAATGAGGATAATAATTATACTGATAGCCCTTTCTATATTCTCCTGCCGGAGTATTCAGTACGTGCCGGTAGAGACAGTAAAGACAGAGAAAGAATACATTGACAAGATAAAGCGGGATAGTATCTATGTACGCGACAGTGTATTTGTTCTTGTTAAAGGCGATACAGTTTTCAGGGACAAATATCATATTGTGTATCGTGATAGGCTTATGCATGATACGGTAAATATAAGCAAAACAGATAGCATCGCGGTCCCCTATCCGGTTGAAGTTGTAAAAAACAAAGTACCAAGCATTATGTGGTGGCTTATCATTTTACTGGCAGCATTCAGTATACCGTCAGTATTAAAGATTATCCGGTTTATCCGGGGCAAAATATAAAAAGAAGCCCCACTTCAAAAATATAGCGTACCACCACTACATCCTGTCTGTAAGACTTCTTTCGGGGAGTTTTACGGACAGGATTTTTATTGGTTGCACTTTTTGAGAAAAATTTATGAAAAAATTACAAAGACCGAGTACGATGGTGCGTAACAAACAAGTTATCAGCATATATGAAGAATTAAAAAACTCAGAAAAATATTCAGATTTTTTCCATTTGCTTCCACGTTCTTTCATATATGATAAAATAAAGGAACAGACTGGGCTGTGTCACAAGACAATTGCTGACATACTAAATCACCGCGAAAAAGAAGAGTGAATATGCCCGGATACTACCGAGCAATTAATTATGAAAAAACAATTTCTAATTGTTTCAATAAATCTTCGAATTTGTCTGCATAGTATAATGGTTGTGTTTCTTTGGGATTCGACGGGTTAATCTGGTTCTCTCCAAAACCGGCAGCTTTTTCAGTTAAAGATTTGAAATACTTAATTTTACCATTTGATGATGGACGTTGAAGCTCTTTTATGAAACCGGCCCCTATCATCTTTTGGTTAAATTCCCTAGTACTAATTTGTACGCCGTGTTGTTGTAGCAAGACTGTGGGAGCCAACAACTGGCCTTTAGAATGCGTGTAATCCGGTGTAGGTAACCCTAACGGATCTCCGACCTGTTTAAGCATGAATAAAGTAGATGAATCATTTAGGTTAAGTATTTCTCTCACACCTTTGACCCATTCAAGGGAAGTTTTTATTCTTGTAGGGGTTGGATTCAAACTTATATTTTCTGCTGCCTTATGGAATACTTTCCGATATACTTCAAATACCGGACGTACTTTTTTGACTATAAAATATTCAAGACATGATACTGAAATAAAATAGTCTATTTTAGGATTTGGGTTAATCCATTGAGAATCAGGTTGCGGATTTTGCCGGAGCGATACGAAATCTTCCTTCTCAATAAAATCTCTTCTTAATGCCTCAACTGCGTCGGATTTCTTTGTGTAAACCAATGGCCAAACATCTTCCAAGTTTACCGGAAATTCTTCTTTTGATTTTGCTAACTTTAGAACAGCCTTGAAATAATCTTTAACTTCATTTTCGCTACTTTGTTTTGTTAATTGTATTGTTTTCATATCTTTGAATGTTTTTTGCAAAGACTGGGACGGCCAAATCACAAGTCAATGCAGTTAAAAGGAAAGGGCAAAGGAGAAGTTACCAATTGTAGGAGCCGTAACTAATCCAATGCCCTTTTTAAATATCTTTCCTCGGAGGCTCCTACACGACCGATTTGTTTTCTACTACAAAGCTAACCCTTATCATTATTATATGCAAATCACAAAATTTTTCAAATTGCTGATTATTACACTATTTACGATTCCAAAACGATAATGTAATGGCTTCCACTCAAAAAGTTATATTTCTGACTACCAATACTTTATTGGTCTATTTTCTATTCCACTGAAATAATCAGCCTGATTAGTTAACTAAATTACATTATTAAAAATAGTTAAATACTACAACTCATTAGTAATCAACATAATATTCTTTGTTAAATTTTCTTTAATAAGTGTATTGATGGACTGAGATAACCATTGTATTAAGGGATGGATTTTAATAGCATCCATTGCAACATTACTTATCATATAAAACTTTCTTTTTTATTGGAAATTTATTCTGTTTTAAGTCCTTAAACTTCTATTGTATAGGAATGTAACTTTTTATAAAGCAGCTATTTATGTCGAATTTTGGGATATCCGGCAATGGTGCCGGGGATGTCAAAAAAACATAGTTCTATGGAAACTGAAATGAAAGTTGTAAAAGAAAAAGAGATCGTTCATGAGGACGACGATCGGGATTATGCAAAAAAAGGTGTTGCAAATGCAGGTCTGGCACTTGGTATTATCGGTACCGCTTTCGGCGCAGCTGCTCTCTGGGGTAGACGTGGGGGGCTTGGTGGTAGTGTTGGCTCTCCTGAAAATGTAAACATCAATGCTATCACTGACACTATCGGTTCTCGTAATGGTGCCCCTACAGCTTTTCAGGCTTGGGAAAAGAGTTGCCAGGAAGCACTTGCCCTTACAAACACTATCTGGGGACTGAAAATAAATACCCAGAACGAAATGTATGCTCATCGGGAAACTGATGTGGCTGAAAAATTCCAATTATGGAAATCTCAGGTTGATGCGGACTTTGGTCTGTATAAGAGCCAACGCGACCTGTACGATGTTCTGAATGAACGTTATGCAAATAAATTCAATGAACTCGACAAACAGATTGCTGTATTGGCTGCAACCCGTCCGTATCAGGACCGTCTGATTCAGTGTGAAATTGACCGCGCTTTCACCGCATCTGTAAACTACACAGACCGGAAAACTTGTCGTGCGATCTATGGTGTTGTAGGCTTGCCATCTACACCGACAGTAACAGTACTTGAGGGTGCAAATCCTTATGGATGTAATTGTCCGGCCCAGCAGGCTTCAACTCCTGCAGCTTAAAAGCAAATTGGTGGCGGGTGCGTCTTAATGACGTGCTTCGCCTCCTTTATCCAACCACCAATATAAAATATTATGCAAAACATCTTTTTAAACAATGATCCGTTATTAAGAGGGGGACAGTTTCAGACTCCTTCCACCGATGAAATGGATGCCTATATACAGAGATTACAGGAAGCCCAGGAGCGCATACAACAACAGAAAATGCAGATCCTTTCCGGGCCGTCTCAGTCACAATCCAAATGTCCGGTATGGGATGAAATAGAAAATGTGATATCCGGACTTACAGATACAGAGTTCCAGAAAATTTCCGAAACCAGAGATTTTGCAGAGAGTAATCAGATAGTTATGAATATTCTGAACCGGGAGTATATGAAAATGATGCGTCCTGTTGTTGAAAACACAAAGGACGGGAAGGAAGCTTTGCAAAACCACCTGTCTCTTATAAAGAAACTGAAAAAAGCCATTACTGATGAGTCAGCCAAAAATATAGAACTTTTTAATGAATATACGGAGAAATATTCCGACATGACGTATGCTGAATTCCTTGAAATGAAAAAGAAAGGAGGAAAGAAAAAATGACACGTGAAGAAAGAATACTACTTAGCAGGATTGAGAAACTTGAACAGGACGTAAGAGAATTAAAATTAAAATCTAATGAAAATGGAACAACCGGCAACAATAAGTCAGTCGATAAACCTGCAGGAAAAGGCACTGGAGTTAAAAAGTAAAATCGTTGATTCAATAGATGTCTGGGGAAAGAATCTGATTGATTCTTTTGTATCTGATAAGCCCAAGCTGAAACCTCTTTCAGTTTATATGAAAAGGGGACTTACCAACGGACTTGCCAGATATGATAATAAGATTACGAAATCAGTAGATAATATAATGCTTTTCATCAGTGATGAAAAAGGGAATTACGATACAGCCAAAGTATTTGATGACGCGATGTCCATGTTTAAAGATATGGATGAAATGAATTTCAACATTGGACCACTAAGTGGGATAATTGGAAAAGGTGTTATTAAAATAAAAATTCCAGACAGCATGTTTACCTCATTCTTTTTTGGGAATACTGGGGCCATTAAAATTACGGAATCAGATTTAACTGAACTTAAAAACCTATTTATACAATAAATTATGGGAAATTATCATAAAATGCTGAAACATTACAAAGAGAAAGGATTATTCAGCGAAACGAAAATGTGGGAATCCATAGAATGCCTAGATGATATTCTGGAAGAAATGAAAGAAAAGAATCCGGATATGTTTTGGGATTTTATGCGCAACCAACACGAAATATTTTGCGGTCCTCATTTTGATGAAAAATTCGCAAAATGGCAGGTGGAACAAATGTATCACAAAGATGACGATGGGAAAGAATATAGAGGCCAACACTGGAGCATTGCCGAGGCTGAGGAAGTATATTCGAAAAATAAATCAAAACTACCTTCTGGAACAACCGTGTTTGATGTTTATGTAGCTATAAATGGAGCCTGGCATGATAAAGTAAATTTATTCCGGAAATGGTCTTCTGAAAAATGTGAACAAATGGTAATTGAAGATGCTATTGTTTTCTACTTTCAAGATGAAGACTGGAAAAGTGACGGTAAAGTATGGGATTACATGAATATAAATGCTACCCGATAAATTTGATATATTAATGAACATTGCCGACAACGCAGCAAGCAGCTATATCAGCGAAATAGCCCTGTTTGCTTTAAGATGCCTGTAAGGCCGCGTAAATATTTAGTCGTGAACATATCGGAAGGTGTGTATAATCGGCAAAACGAAATGCGAGCGGTATAAAAAACGAAATGCGATAATCAGGGTATAAAACGAAATGTGAAAAAAATATCGCACACACACGATATAAAAAGGCTTTCAAACGTCATTTGAATGGCGTTTGAAAGCCTTTAAATTTATAGCATTTTCACGCAAAAAGCACATTCAAATATTTGTGCAATTCATTAGGAATGACTATCTTTACATAGTATTTAGGAGGCATCTGTTGTATCGACAACGCCGCAATCTTTGTAATCAAACAAAGTTAGCTGCGGGTGTTCTTCATAATTGCATACCATCCACTCCTCCTGATTTCTTCGGCTCGTCTTTGATGCGCTGATGGTTCTTTCTACCCGGTGGATTATCCATCCGTTTTTGTTTGCGTATTCCTCTATCATTGGCAGGGGAAACATTGTCAGCATGAACTTACCTTTCACCTGCTCCAAAAGCTGCAGGAGCTTCTCCATGCAATACTCATCAAACGTACCCTCGTAATGACCACAATCGCTATTGATATAAGGTGGATCCACAAAATGAAACGTATCGGGCGAGTCATAAGTGGAGATGACATCCAGCGCATCCTGGTTCTCTATGGTCACGTTGTCAAGCCGGGCGCATAACCATTCGGTAAACTCATCCTTTGCATTACGCAGTTTCTTCGGCATTCCGCCACCAAAGTCATAACCGAACGAACTATCCATCTTGCAGGCAAAGGACATTTTACATAACGCCCAAACAGCCCATGCACGTTGCACCGGCTGAAAAAATTGAGGATACTGCAATATGTGTCTGGCATGGGCGTGCATATCCCGGCTGTGCAAAGTCTTCTCAATCTCCTGTTTCAGGTCACGATAATAGACTTTAGCCATCCTATAAAAGTTCGTTATATCCATGCTGATATCGTTTATAACTTCGCCATCAGCCGGACGCTTGGCAAACAATACTGCAGCACCGCCGCAGAAAGCCTCTGTATAAAGTTTATGCTTGGGGATCAGAGGCAGAATATGTTTAAGGAGGGTTTGCTTGCCTCCGTAGTAAGAAATAGGTGTTTTCATTGCTGTTATTCCTTTAAATGTTACTATCTTTGCGACATCTCACTCACATATTCGAAAATGTTTCTATTAAAGGATTATTTTATTTGCTCCCTACATTATCACCACCAAAATGTTCTATAAGTTCTTCTACTGTAGCTTTATGACAGTATAGAGGTTCTATTTGTGTACCAACATGTCTTCCTCCACTGCGATCTGTTGCCATAAACCAACTGCCTTGTGGAAAATCTGTATATATTTCTACATCCATAACAAACAATTGATTAACATCACTATCATCCCGGAGAACAGCTATAGCACAAAAAAGATCATCATTATTACCACAATCTATTGCTCCATTATATTTTAAATCTTCAAGTACTGTTTCTGTCCAAATCCCGGTTACTACCCCATGGCATGCTAGTAAGTAATTAGGCTTACAATCTAAATAGACCTTTAATCCTAAATCTTTTAATTTTTTTACTAATTCCGGTGTATTTTTCTGAATAAAACAAGGTATTGTATGCATATCTTAAATTTTTGTTTCGATTAATATTTCTTCCGTTAGTATTCCACTATCTTTGGTTTTAATATAAATTTGTTCAAGATCAAATTCTTCGGGGTGCAATTTATATTGAATCCAAGTCGGCTCATTTTCTCTATAATCAAGCCAACTTTTAGGTTTTTCTTCC